GGTATCACTTCCGGGCGCGCCGGAGCAGGTGGTCCACACCATCGAATCGGATGAGCTTGACGAGATCGAGTTTGAAACGATCGTTTCGCGTCCGTTCTTCACGCGCTGCGAGATCAACCATGTGTTGGTGTCGCCGGGATTGCGACAACCCGATATTCGGAAGGCGCAGTATGTTGAGTACCGCGACTATCTGACGATTCGCGACATCAACAAGCTACGCGATTTTGAGGGCTATAAGATCCCGTCGGAGGAGGAGCTCAAACAGCTCGCGGCTCCGCCGGCGGAGCAGGCGCCCAGCTCGGTGGTGGAGAGCGAGACGACGGCCTTTCCGGCGCAGGGTCATCGTGCGCTGCCGCGCTACCTTGATGAGTCGGAGGATCCGCTCGACCATAAGCTCGAGGTGCTCGAGCGCTGGTCAAATGACACGGTCATCGTGGTCCTGCAGCGAAAGGTTTGCATTCGCAATGAGAACAACGAGCTGGGTGAGATCCCGTTTGTCAGCTGCTTCTGGGATGACATTCCGGGAACGTTCTACGCGTTTGGTATCCCGCGTCGTATCGGACCTATCCAGACGCACATCCAGGGACTGCGCAACCTACGGTTGGATGACGTCAACCTGAACCTGCAGAACGTGTGGCTCGAGAAGCAGGGCACCAACATGACGGGCCAACCGATGCGCATGTATCCCGGCGCGCGTTATAAGGTCACTGACCCGGAGGGAATCAAGCCGCTGATCAAGCAGCCGGTCCTCAACGAAGCGTACAAAGAGGAAGCGATCTTGGTGGCTGACGCCGAGAAGACCAGCGGGGCGAATGAGCTTCTGGTGCAGGGGGCGCTTCCCGAACGTGGCCGAACATCGTTGGGGCGTACCTCGGGCGGGGCGCAGCTGTTGGGCGGCGCATCAGCCAGTCGTATCCAAAGCTTTATTGATGTGATCGTGGAGCAGATCTTTTTGCCGGTCCTATATTCATTCTTGCACATGGATCGCCGGTTTCTTGAGCCGCAGCTCATCCGGCAGATCATCGGAAAGACGCTGTGGGAAGATATGGAAGCAAACCACGAGGGCGACATCTTGGTTGACATGTGCAACTCGTCCGACATCAAGTTTGTCATGTCGGCGGGAGTTAGCCTAGCTGCTCGTCGTGCGATGGCCGCGGCCCTGCCGCTCGAGATGAATATGTACATGGCTCCGGCGGTGCAGCAGGGTTTATCCATGTCAAAGAAGAAGGTTAACTGGGTTGAGCTGTCGCGTCGCATGGAGCAAGCGACAGGTTGGCGCTCACAGGATGACGTCATCATCGACATGACGGACGAGGACATCCAAAATCAGACGGCGCGTAATCCTGAGGTGATTAAGGCCCAGGCCACGCAGCAGCGCATCGCGCAGCTTCACAAGCAGAATAAGGATTTGTCCGCGCAGGAACATCAGCAACGTCTGTCGGAGATCGACGCGAAGGGATTGGCGGGAACGGGTCAAGAGATCCTCACGCGGTCCATCGAGCGCGCCGCACAGAAGGAGATGATGCAAGAGGTCGCGGGTACCTTCGGAGGATAAGATGGCGACGATACCGCACGCGGCGATACAGAGCTCGCTTAATGATTTTGATCTAACGGCCCCGCTAACGGATGAAGAGCTCCAAGCGATGGGTATGCTCGCGACGCTGCCCAACGATACGGAAAGGCGCGTGGGCGTCCCGCTGTTAAAAGACCTGGACGAGGAGGATGACACTCCGCCCGTTGATGTCGTGCTGGCGGTCACGGACGAGAATAGCTACAACGTTCTGTATGCTCATTACCTACGGTGTCAAGCTCTCGCGGCCCTTGTGGCCTTTGAGGAAGGCTGGAAAAGCTTTGAAGAGCTTGTTCTCAAGGCTTATGTGCAACAGCGCCGCGCTGAGAATAAGGAGTATAAGGGAGACGATCCCAATAAGGCCTTCTCGCTTCGCATCAGGGAGCAGACGGCGGAAGATTTTGTAAAGTTCATTAAGGCGGTTGTCGCCGAGGCCGTGTCGACAAAAAAGCCGGTTCTAACGGCCAAGAGGTAAGAACCGACCCTCACCGGATTGTGGGGGAGAGGAGAAGTAAAAATGGCAAAGGTAGGAGAAACCTGGTTAAAGCGTCCGGGACAAACGGTCGCTGAAGCAAAGCAAGCGATGATCTCGGCGGGAGAGGCCCCGGCGGGCTTGGCGGGCGGAAATACACCTGTCTCGCGGGCCGCAACGGCTGTTCTTGAACCGCCGGTTCCGGCGCTTGTCGTTCCACCGGTAGTTACGGAAGAGTTTGAGGAAGAGATCGAAGCGACCCCGGCCACACCTGTCGCGCAACCCGCGCCCGCTCCTGCGCCGCCTGCACCTGTGGTCGCTCCGCCCAAGGTCGAGCGTGTTGAGACCAGCCAGTTTGTGGGCGAGCTTAAGAAGGAAAATGACAAGTGGGTGGCCGAGCTGGTCTACAAAAACGGCGCCGGCACTGAGCGGTTTGAGGCGCGCTCCAAGAATGAGCTGATGCTCAAGCTGTTGGAGGGCAAGGGCCACGCGACGCTGCGTGTCAACAAGGCGGTACGTCGTGAGAAGCTTGGCTGGTCAGAGCTTGACCGGCAATATCCGCTGCCTGATGGCATCACCGCGAAAGACTTTGAGGAGATGAACGACAAGAGCCAAGATGCGCTGCTTCGTTCCATCGCGGTTGAACAAATTGTTATGTTCAACGAGGCTCATCCCGAGTATTATAAGGATCCTGAGGGAAAAAATGCCAAGAAGATCAATGACTTCTTGACCGAGCAACATTTGCCGATCACGCTCCGAAACCTGGAGTATGCGCTTGACGAATTGACGGATTCAAACCTACCGGCGGATGTCCGGCTGGTCGAGCGGCCCGTGGCGGTCGCCCGGGTAACACCAACGATTTCCGCACCTGAACCCGCACCGACACGGATGGATTCCGTGCCGGCGCCTGCGGCTCCCGCTCCCGTACCAACGGCAGCGGCGCCTACGGCTCCCGCGGTTACGGTGCGTAAGAGGGGAACGACGGGCCTGCAACCGGGAGATTCCAGCTCACCTATCGAGCCGGGAACTACTCCAGAGGACGGTAACAGGCCGCGCGAACTCTCTGAAGCGGAGCTTCGCAAACTTCCGATGGACCAGCTGAAGCGGATTGCTAACGCTGATCGACGGGCGCGCGCGGGACAGCGATAACGCCAGGCTAAAATCCTGGTATCTTTTGTGTGAGGTGACAAATTGCCTAGCAATGCTGCGGCATCATTTGTCATTGGCTCCACTCTTCCTTCAACCCAGGCGGTCTATTACGACCGACTGGCGGTGAGGGCGTTGTTTGCGCACCTCGGTTTTCAGGGCCTGACGGCTGAACGTCAGATTCCGAAGAACGCGGGCCGCACGACTCAGATCTATACCTAAAAATTATGGGTATACAAAATCTTGCTAAATCGGTGAAACTCCTAAAGATGAAAAATTTTTAGGACAATACCGAGGAAAGACTCTCGATGGAGCGCAAAGCTTGGCCGTATGCGGCCGGAATAATTGATAGCGAAGGATGCATTTGTATTTCTCGTGGACATTCCAAAGAGGCCACAAAGGCACAGACAGGGCTGTCCATCGGTGTTGGAAATACGGATGTGAGGTTGATGCGTTGGTTGGTTGAAAATTTTGGCGGTGTTTACAAAAAAAGACCGAATCAACGCGGTTTTTCTGCCTTAAGTGGATGCGGCTATATCTATGGCTGGAGTATCCCTCCTACAAAAAGGACTTGGTTTTTAACCGGGATAAAGCCCTATCTTGTTCTAAAGATCGGGCAGGCAGATTTAGTGATGCGGTATCTTTCACTTGGTAAAAACTGGAATGTTACTGAGCGTATACAACTTTCAGAAGAGTGCAAGAGACTTAATCACCAACAGATTGACGATTTTTACCTAGGTCAATTTTCAACTTCGCAAGAAATTGCATCTTATGCTGCCGGTATGATGGATGGCGACGGCGCCTTTTATATGGGAATGGCCAATTTGAACCCAGTGGTAGGACTCACATCTAAGTCATTGAGATCTATCAAATGGTTCTACAAACATTTCGGAGGACGAATAAATCTTCCTCCTTCGGGTGGGAGGCCATACTATGGATGGGGCCTTTCGGGACGACGAAACAAAGAGCGGTTTTTACTTGAGATACTTCCTTATCTTATGCTCAAGCGAGAACAAGCAAAAATTTTGTTAGAAGTCCTACGAATTACCGGAAAGCATGGACTGGAAGAAGAACGTAGGTCTTTCGCTTATCAGCTTCAAGCTCTGAATAACAAGAGAGAATCCGTAACGACTGAAACGCAAGAGGACCAAAAGTCCAAGATACAGTCTGAACTTACGAGAGATCGTAAGAGCGACCTGGTGGAAACTCCAGAGTCTTAAACACATTTGATAACCTCGCGCCGTTTACGGCGTCGGTTGCAGCGGCAGGATCTGCGGTTGGCGGCGGCGTAAGCGACACTCCCCCACCGACCGCGACCGAAGGCGCCGTGGGAACGCCGATCACCCCGACCGAAGCGAGCATCCAAGCGACTCTTGGACAGTACGTTGATTACGTCAACGTTTCTGACTTCGCCCTGGCGGTTGACATCGGCAAGCCTCTCGAACAGCTGAGCGAAATGCTTGGTTATCGAGGCGCGTTGGTGGTTGATACGTTGATTCAGCAAAGTTATGACGCTGCTGTTTCGACGGATTCGACCGCGAGCGTACAGGTTCCTGACGGTTCGTTCACGACTCGTGCGGTGATCAACACCGCCGTGGCCACGATTCGCGGGAAGAACGGTCGGCCTTTCGCCGGCGGACGGCATCGCGGGATCATGCATCCCTACATTTTGTCCGACGTTGCGAATGATCTGACCGCTAACGGTGTTCTGGACACCGAGAAATATACCAGAGAAGGACAGAAGTGGATTGAAGCCGGGCTCGCCGAAGATAACGAGATCATTCCGATCGCCGGAGTCGATTTTGTGATGTCGACAAACGTTCCGTTGATCGCGAATCTTCCGTTGTCGGGCAAGTCGTCCTATGCGACCTACATCAGCGCTGACGAGACAATGTTCTCGATTGCGCTGGGCGGGTTCGAGGACGTACCTGATGAGTCAAACTTCAAAGCCAATATCTATCAGTTCGCTCCCAACTCGTTTGATCCGGGTGGTGAGATTGGCGGCGCGGTTAGCTACAACTTTAAGTTCGTTGTGACTCCGCGTCCGGCCGCTGGTGGAACGTTCCTTCCTTTCCGTCGTATTTTGTCGGAAACCGCCGTCGCCTAACGCGACGAACACCGCCGGGATGAATCCCGGTAGGCCCGGTCGAGCCTGAGATTGACCTTGCGCAAGGGAAGCGGAGATTCCTCCTCCGCTTCCGCTTGGTAAAAAGGACCGGTGATGGCCCTCGCGGATAGCTACATAAAAAAAGGTTTCACAAAAGAAGACGATCACGCTGAACAGCGCAAGGAGGCCCTACTCGAGGAGATGGGCATCACGCGCGATGATGTTGATAAGCTGCAGGCCATGATGCTGTCGCCCGGTGAGGCGGTCTGCGCCAAAAAAGAAGAGCTTGATCACATCCGACAAAAAAAGAGTCGTAAGGAAGAGTGGGAAGAGTTTGTTGATGCAAAGCGTCGCATGGGACGTGTGCTCCATTACTCCGAGGTTGTTCGAGGCCTAAGGCAGATCATCCCATCACTTGTTGTTGCCCCCGGCGGTCAGCAAAATCGCATCGGACTGTACGTCGTAAAAAATACGCCGGTGACCGAGATCCTAAACTACCCGCTTTGGAATCGAAAAATGGACTGGGTAGACTGTCCATACTTCATCTCATGGCTTGAGATGGGCGAGATCCCTGAGTATGAGATTGACCTGGTGAATGATGTCCAGGTGGCGATCGGGCAAAAACGCGGATGGCGTACGCTTCTTTTAAGATTGATCGCGCGTCGCGCGTCGCACTGCAAGCTGTGCGAAGAATTTGATCCCAAGGGTTTCAAATCGCACCCGCACCCGACATTGAAGGGTCGGCCAATGTCAATCATCAGCGAACAGCAGGCTCTTGATGTTTTTGGGCCTCCCACCAATGGGATAACGGCCAGCAACTATCGCCGGCAGCTTTGGGAGTTTCGAAACGGTCTTCGGTGATGTAAACGGTACTGACGCGTTACTGGACAAGGAACGATCCGTCCAAACCAACGTCACCCGTGAGAGGCAAAAGATGAGTACTGACAACAAGAATGTTGATATCGTAAACAAGGTTGTTGAAAAAACCGCTACTCCTGCGCCAATGTCGGTCGAGATGTTGATGGCCGAGCTGATCAAGACGCAGCAAAGCCTGGCGGAAGCGCAGAACAAGCTGTCCGATGCTATCCTCGAGTCGCGCAAGCCGTATGTCGATCCAAAGGTTCTCGAGCAAAAGAAGCGGGACCTGGAGGAACGGCAGAAGCAGATCAGGATCGAGATGGCCCAGCGCGCGGCGACCAAGCGCATCTGCCCACATAAGCGTGAGAACGGGACATACAACATCAAATGGATGGAACATTCAAATCACATCACCACGGGGGTCTGCGGGACATGCCGGTCAGAATTTGACACGCGCAACGCTGACGATCTGCGCCTGTTGCGTGATGACCTGAAGTCGATCAAGAACATGGGCCGCTCGGGGGCTCACGCGGTTCGCGGAATGGTCGTCGAGGCTTAATGCCGAAGAAGGACATCAACATCGTAACGAGCCTAGTGGGAAAAGGCCTTGAGCGGGAGTATCTCCTGCTCAAGGACCTCCTCAGCTCGCATGACTGTTACACAAACGCATATCACTACACAAATTTCGCCGGCTCAAACTTCGTCCGTGCGGACCTGAACATCTTCTTGGAAGTGTGCATGCCCAACGTATTTAGCCTCTCACGTGAAAATTGGCTTTTTCCCAACAGTGAGTGGTGGCACCCGATCAATGATCAATTTTTGCCGCGGATGACTCGGATCTGTTGCAAGACGCGCGACTGTGAACGGCTGTGGCGGTCCAAGCTGGCCGCTGATCGTCCGGAGCGCGTTATCTATACCGGCTTCGAGGCCCGGGACCTTTATCGTGGAGACATCCCGCGTGAAAACAAATTTTTGCACGTCGCCGGGGAATCAGAGTTTAAGAACACTGAGGCCATCATCCAAGCTTGGCGGGGCGCCAACTGGAGCTATAAGCCGCTGCCGCTGACGGTCGTGACGCGACAACCCAAGTACCAGGAGATGTGCCAGGGCGCGGAATTTATCACCTGCATCACGCGGGCCAGCGAAGATGAGTTGGTGAAGCTGATGAACAGCCACCGGTTTCACATCCTGCCGAGTGCTTACGAAGGTTATGGGCACGCGCTGAATGAGGGCATCGGCTGCGGAGCGTTGATGCTGACGGCCGCGGCGCCGCCTATGAACGAATTTGCGGGTATCCAAGCGGATTGGACCGTGCCGGTCGCAAGCTACTCGACGCGCTCCCTCGCGCAGCTTGCCCAGGTTAATCCCATGGGTGTGGTGGTCGCCGCTTGCAAAGCTCTGGAGGCGGTTGATAAGATCGCCGAGCTTGAGCGTCGTTCACGTCAGGCGCGCGAAGCCTTCTTAGCGTCGCGCGATAATTTTCGTCAGCGTTTTCTTAACCTGGTGGGTGTCGCTTGATCAACTGCGTGTGGAGCGAAAATCCCATCAGCGCGGACAATCGCAGTTGGTATGGGCTTTCGACGCTCATCAACAATGCGATGGACAAGGCTGAGCTGGGTTTGGTTCACCGCAACGGTTTCAAGCAGCTGCCGCCCGATGCTGACGGTGCGGTGGTCGTGATCCACGGCGGTCACCAGGTTAGTGAGGCCGCGCAGCTCTTTAACCAGATCAATCGTCTGAGTTGGTCCGTAACGATCGTGATCGGGGATGAGGAGGGCGCGTTTCCGACGCAGGGACTGGTGGGTCCGCGTCGACGACTGTGGGTACAGATGCCCATTCCCGGTGTGCACGATCACGCGACGCGAAAGATCATTTGCGGGTATCCCCACGATACGCCCATATTTTTGATTCACTGTGAGAAGGAGCTTCGGGAAAAACCCCTGGGTTGGTTTTATGCGGGACAGGTTAATCACCAGTGGCGTCGTGAGTGCGTGACCCAGCTAAAGATGATGAACCAGGGCTTCCTACTCGAGTCGCCGGGTTTCTGGAGCGGTCTCGAGCGCGGCGAGTACTACAAAAAGTTTGCGAGCTGCAAGGTTGCGCCGTGTCCCGCGGGCGCGTGCACGCCGGACACGTTGCGTGTGGCCGAGGCCCTGGAGGCAGGATGCGTCCCCGTTGTCGAGGACCGGTGGCCGCCGTTCTTTCCGAGACGTGGGCACAAGGAGACGAGCTTTTGGCGGTACGTCCTAGGCGAAGAACCACCATTTCCGACGATCGTTCATTGGTCAGATTTCCCCATGGCCTATGACCAAGCGTTGCGCGATTGGCCCGGCAACCGGGATAAGCTGCAGGATTGGTGGAAGGGCTACAAGGAGCGAATGAAAAATTGGCTCGAGGAGGACGTGAATGCCGTCGTTAGATAATCTTGTAACGATCCTCATCCCCACGTCGCCGATCCCGCGTCATCCCGACACGTCGCTGATCGAGGAGTGCGTCGGCGCGATCCGCTCATATTTTTCCACGGCGAGAATCATCGTCATGGCCGATGGTGTACGACCGTCGGTGGCTCACCGTCGTGAGCAGTATGATGGGTACAAGACGCAACTGGCCGAGCTGTGCAATAAGTTTAAGCTCGGGCGCACCGAGCTGAAGATCTTTTCGGAGCACAGCCAGCAGGCTGTCATGACGGCCAACGTGCTCCAACACTACGTGGACACGCCGCTCATCATGTTCGTCGAGCATGATGCGATGTTGCGGCGTGAACCGTCGATCAACTTTGAGGCGATCTTTAGCTTGCTCTTAAGCGAGCAAGCCAATCTCGTGCGATTGTACAGTTGGCCGGAGATCTGGCACGAGCACCAACACCTAATGCACGGCGAGCTTGAGCACGCCGGAGCCCGCTTTGTTAAGACGACCCAGTACTCGCAATGGCCGCTGGTGAGTCGGACCGATTATCATCGCCGGATTTTGGAGAGGCACTTTCGTCCCGGTCAAAAGGCGATGATCGAGACAGTCATGTATTCTCCCGTCGTTGAAGCGACCTGGCCTGATAATAAGATCGTCATCTACCAGGACGGACAGCCCACGTTCACGCACCGCGATGGCCGTAACGATGAGGCCACCGGCGTGCGAGATCCAGGTGAATGGTAAGATGAAAGAGCTCAAGACCTTCTTGCAAGAGGATGGGTCCTATCGCTACTCGATCATGGCGCCGGACATCGTGGCGGATCGGGAGGAGCGACCGCACTACGAGAAGGACCGCTTCTTGAGCATGGAGGCGAACCTCAAGCAGGGTGACGTGTTATTTGACATCGGCACCGAGCTCGGTTGGCAATCGGCGATCTACGCCAAGTTCGTGGGTCCCGAGAACATGTGTCTGTTTGAGCATGTGGGCGAGCTGTGGCCTACGATCAAGGAGACCTGGGAGTATAACTTCTACGCAAAGCCGCTGTTGACCTTTCAAGTATTTGTCAGCAATCGTACGACGGCTCGAGCGGGCTACACAAAAAAATCTTGGTTACCGGCTGCGGAAAAAGATCCGCTTAAAAACTTTGAGAGCTGGTCGGTCATCCATGCGAACACCGAGGCGGAAGAGGCCACGATCGATGACATCGTTGGGTTAACTCACGTGGTTCCCGCTGCATTGACGATCGACGTGGAGGGGGCGGAATTTAGGGTGCTGCAGGGCGCGCAATTAACGCTCAATCACAAGCGGCCGTTGGTCTGGCTGAGCATTCACCCGCGTCAGCGTCTCGCGAGCTTCAACACCTCGAAGCGACAGATTCTCGGACTGCTGCACGAGTCGGGTTACCACTGGCAGTATCTAGGTGTGGACCACGAGGAGCACTACTTTTGCTTTCCCGTGGAACGTGAGGAACAGATTATCAAGGTTCCAAGTCCGTGGAAGACCAACGGTAAACGTAACGTGACCTTTGAGCAGGCGATACCGGATTGGAAGGACATTGACGGAATGCCGTACGCGTCCATGTGGGGAAAAAGTTGAAGATCATCGTCACCGGCGCCACGGGGTTTATCGGCGGCCGTTTTGTCAAGAGAATGTTTAATGAGACTGATTGCGAGCTCTACTCGCTCGAGCGGTTGTCAAGTTTTCGCGTGACCGATCAGTCGCGCTATAAGCAGCTGTTTCATGACCTGCGTGCGGAGGTTCCGACACAGCTTGTCGAGCAGGTAAAGGACGCCGACTACATCGTGCACCTCGCGGGTGACGTCTCGGGAGTAAAGTCCCTAGCGGATCCGGTGTTGACGGTCGACACCAACGTGACGGGCACGTTCAACATGCTCGAGCTCGCGCGAAAGATCAGTAACCTTCGTAAGTTTATCTTCATCTCCACGGGTGAGGTGGTGGGTGCGGTGCCCATGCACCATAGTTTGGATGAAAGCGCGCCGCTTCATCCGTCTAATCCGTACGCGGCCTCTAAGGCCGCGGCGGAGGCTCTTGTGAATGCCTACCACGTTTCCTATGGCGTTCCGACGGTCATCATTCGGTCGATGAACGTGTTTGGTCCCAAGCAGCAGCAGGCGCGCTTCATCCCGATGACGTTGAAGAGCCTGCTCAACAAGCAAGTGGTATCCTGTCACGTGGGAGCTAATGGCGTGATTGGCTCGCGAAATTGGCTGCACGTGGACAAGTTCGTGGACGCGATCAAGCGCGCCGTTGACCCGACCTACTGCTTTCAAGACGGCGGGGTCTATCACGTGGTCGGTCCGGAGAGAAACAATCTTGAGATCATCAACTCTTTGGCCCGGGCGATCAATCTTACCTTCGTCGTAAATCCGATCGTGCCCGGTGCCTCGCACGACCTGCGTTACGCGCTGTGTGACACCAAGCTGGGCTACGATTTTAGCCACGACTTTGAGGCGACGCTCGCGGAGACCGCACGTTGGTACGCGAGTCACTTGGAGACGCTCGCGTGAAGATTTTAATCACCGGCGCAACAGGCTTTGTGGGCTCACACCTGATAGAGGAGGCCCTACGACACGGTCATGACGTGACTGCCATCGACTGTCTGGACTATGCGGGACCGTTGGACAGCTTGTCTCATCTGCCCCAAGACAGGCTTAAGTTTCTCTTTCATGATTTTACACAGCCGTTGCCTGAGATAGCGGATGTAGACCGCGTGATTCACAACGGGGCGCAATCTCACGTCACACGCTCATTGCGTGATCCCGGTAAATTTGTGCAGACCAACGTAATCGGAACGTTGAATGTTCTTGAGTGGGCACGACGAGCCCGCGTTAAAAAGTTTGTGTACGTCTCGACGGACGAGGTCTTCGGGCCCGCGATTGACGACAAACCACGGAATGAGGGCTGCGCTCTTAAGCCGACCAACCCGTACTCCGCCACGAAGGCGGGAGCGGAGTTTTTGGTCAATAGCTATCGACGGTCATTCGGGGTGCCGGCGGTGATAACCCGCACGGTGAACATGTTTGGCGAGAGGCAGCACCCCGAGAAGTTTGTTCCGCTGGCGATCAAAAAGCTTTTTAACAACGAGCGCGTTGACATTCACGCAAGCGGAAAGATCATCGGGTCACGCCAGTGGGCCTACGTCGGTGAGCAGGCCCGGGCGCTCGTCTATCTCGCCGAGCACGGTGTGCCCGGCTCGGTCTATCACGTGACCGCGGGAGTGAAGAGAACCAACCTCGAGGTCCTCGAGCGTATCGCGCTGATCATGGGTCTGCCGCTCGTGGGATTACAGCACCGGTATCGGGTCACGGAAGCGACGGAGAGACCGGGGCACGATCTACATTATGCGATTCGTGAGTCACCTCAGAGCACAGCGTGGAAGATGAAAGAAAATTTTGATCAGCTGCTGACCAAGACGGTGACGTGGTATCTGAGCCACCGGGAGTGGCTTACACGATGAAGATCGTCTTTCTTGGAAATTTTAGCGTGCCTTATTCCACCGAGTCGCATCATCGCTGGACATGGGAGAAGTTAGGGCATCAGGTGGTAGCGCTACAGGAAAACAAGGCTACGACGGACCAGGTGGTTGAAGCCTGCAAAGACGCCCAGCTGTTTCAATGGACGCACACGCACACCTGGAGCACGACGGGCTCATTTTCGCCTGAGGAGATGCTTAATCGGATTCACGCGATGGGTGTGAAGAGCTTCTCGTATCACCTTGATGTCTACTTTGGTCTCGAGGCCTGGGACCGGCGAGACTCGCTGGTGGGCAAGCATCCCAGCTGGAAGGTGCAGCACTGGTTTAGCACCGTGGGTTCGAAGGATGAAGAGTTCAAGAGCCGCGGGGTGAATCATCACTGGCTACCTCCCGCGGTCGTTGAGTATGGCTGCTTTGAGGGCGTCTATCAGTCTGGGCTTGCCTGTGATGTGGGCTTTACGGGTAGCGTAGGTTACCATCCAGAATACCCATTTCGTGGTAAAATGGTACAGGCGCTTCAAAAGTATTATGGCTCACGCTTTCGGGTGTTCCAGGGTTATCGTGAGCAGAACCTGAACAATCTGTACGCCTCGGTAAAGGTTCTCGTGGGAGACCATTGCTTCGCGGGAACTCCCAAGTACTGGTCAGATCGGCTTCCCGAGACGTGCGGACGCGGCGGATTCATCGTGTATCCCCAGACCGAGGGGATGACGATCCCGGTGGTGACTTATAAGCCGCAAGATATTGATGATTTGTTTGACAAGATTGATTACTACATTACGCGCGATGCCGAACGCGAAGCGATCCGCAAGGAACAGTTTAGGTGGGTTAAAGAGCATGACACCTACACCCAGCGGTTGCAGGAAGTACTGAAGGTGATGGGCCTTGAATGAAAATTTCGCTCTGCATGCCCATCTTCGGCGCGAGTCGCACGAAAGTCTTCTGCGATGCGGTCTACTCGATTCTGCTTCAGGGTTACGACGATTTTGAGCTGGTCGTTCAGGACGGAAATGTTGAGGCGCCGCTGGAACGGGTGGGTATCGTCGGAAAGGTTTTGGATCTTCTTCAAGATCGTTTTAGCTATTCTGTTGGGAGTGATCGTGGCATTTTTGACGGATTGAACAAGTCTCTTAAGCGCGCGACGGGAGAAATTTTGTACTTCATGTGCTCGGATGATCTTCTTTGCCCCGGCGCCCTAATCGCGGTGAATGAGGCCTTTGAGCGTGAGCGCTTTGGTGGGCCATATTGGTTGTACGGCAAGACGATCTCGGCAGATGTTAGCGGAAAGACACTAGGAATTGATGGCGAGATCACGACATACGAAAAACTCCTGGAGCGTAATCGTATCGGACAGCCGGCGACATTTTGGAATCGCAAGATGATGGACCTGGCGGGCATGTTTGACCCGCGGTACAAGCACAGCGCGGACTACGAGCTGTGGCTGCGCTTCTGGGAGCGGCGTGAACCCGAATTTTTGGACCAGACGTTGGGAGTGTTTCGGCATCACGACGATCAGCACTCGAACGTCAACGCGACCAAGATTGACATCGAGGCGAAAAAGATCTCACAGCGGCATCGAAGCTTTCGGGACATGATCATGAAGACGCGAAACCTGGCGTTGGCGCGGCGAACCTATAGGGAAGGGATTCCGGAGACGGCAAATTGAGCACCACGGTAAAGATCACCGACACCCTCAACTGGCTTGCGGGCTTCATCGTACAGCGGGTCACGCGTGGGGTGGGTGGGATCACCGACGAGCCCGGCGTCACCTCGGCCAATAAGATCCTACAGACCATCATGGCTCCGCCGTTTAAGTGGAGCTGGAATCGCGTGGAGAACAGCTCGATCACCTGCACGCCGGGTATCACGGACTATGTGGTCTCCCTGGCGAATTGGGGTTGGCTTGAAAAGGCGATGCTGACCGATCCCAGCACGGGAAAGACGTTTGAGATCGAGGTCAACCAGGTGCTGTCGAAGGAGTCCACGCAGAATCGTTCGTGGCAGATCGCGCCGCTGTTGGATGACAACGCGGGAAATATCACCTTCCGGCTCATGCCGGCGCCTGATCTCGCGTATCCCGTGACGCTGACCTTTCAGAAGGCCGCGCCGCAGGCGGTCGCGCCGCTAGGAACGACCACCTGGTCACCCATTCCGGACCGGTACGCATTTTTATATGAGCAGGGCATGCTCGCCATGATGCAGGGCATGTATAATCCGCAGCTCTACGCGATGAACCTCGAGATCTTTTTCAGACAGCTCGTGGGCGCGGCTGAAGGTCTCACGGAAACTGAAAAGGCAATTTTCCTAGAGGATCAGCTGCGCGTTCTGCGCACGGGACAAAACTCCATGATGTCGACCCAACAGGGAAAGCAGGCGAGACTGTAAATGCCAACCACCAACTCCTCAACCCTAAACGCGCAGCAGCTGATTGACTACGCGCGCACCTTTCCCTGGACACGTCCCGTGGTTGGGCTCGCGGGCTATTCTGATCAGCCCGCGGTGTCGTTTCTTGATGAGATCGTCAAGAAGATCCTGGCGAAGACCAACCCGTGGAAGTGGAACGCGGCGCGCTTTCCCGCGATCCAGACGCAACCGTACCAGCAAGATTATCCGACGTCCATCAGCCAGAATGCACTGGGTTGGCTGCAGTCGGCGGTTATTGCGGATATCAACAATACGTCTAATCCCATCCCAATTCTGCCCATCAACACGGTGAATACGTTGCTTCCGGCCATGATCACGGGACGCCCGCAAAAGGTTACCTGGGTGGTGAACTCCGTCGCGCTGACAGCGGTGTGGGGACGGGGTCGGCCGGGAGACCCCGGACCTGGAAGTATCTACACCGATCCGCTCGTCTTAAATGGCGGCGGGCCGAGCACCAATCCGCTGACGGCGATCACCGACGCGAATGGCAACATCCTCGTGGTGACGACCTATGGCACGACAGGGTTGACGGCGCCGTTTGCCGCTTCGGGAGCTGCGGGCGGAACGATCGTTAACGATGGCAGCGTAAGATGGACGGTGCAAGATCCCAATGGCATCGCGCTGCGTGTGGACGCGCTCGCGACCTTCCAATCTGTTGTGTGGGAGCTGCGGGTACTTTATCAGCAAAAGCCACCCAATATCACCACGCTCAAGCAAACGATTTCGCCGATTCCTGATGACTTGAATTATCTGGTCAAGCAGGGTTTTCTTGCCTTTTGCACGAAGCAGGCGGAGAGTGCGGCACAGCGTGCGAAATTTCCCGCGGAGTACGCCCAATGGTTGGAGGACATCCAGAGCGCGATGGAGTCATCAGATCGCGAGTACAACGAGATGGGATTTTATCCGGCGCAACCGATTCAAGGAGGAGCTTCTGAGGGCGGCGGCGCCGGTACATTTGGCTATCCAGGGTGGCCAGGGTGGAGCTGATCATTGCTTAGCGTTGTCGTTACTTCGTACAAGGACCTCGCAACTTGCTATCTGACCGTAGCGGGAGTGCAGGTGCAGCTTGAGGGCAAAGGGATTGACTACGAAATTATCGTGGTAGCAGATGGCGGCACGGAAACCAAATGGGAAAATCGAGGACTAAGGTGCCTGCGCGGTAACTTCGGTTCACCCCAGGACTCACGCGACGCGGGCATCAACCTGGCAAAGTACCCCAACGTGCTCTTGCTCGAGTCCCACGTGGTCGTGTCCGATATTTCACAGCTGTTGCTCGAACACCAGCGTTTGGAGTCGCAGATCACGTTTCCGATACGTGTTTGGGAAGGAACCGAGCTGTTTAATGTTTTTGCGCATGAGACCAATTGGGATGGAGACCTTTGGGTAAAGCGAGCCATCTATGCCGAGGTTCGCAAGGTAGCCTACCCGGTCGCACAATTTGGCCATTCGTGTTTCATGCTTGACCGCAACTGGTACCTGAGCTCGGGTGGCTACACAAGCTTGCTGACCGGCTGGGGTGGTGAGGAGCCGTTGCTGTGCTTGAAAACCTGGATGATGGGCGGCGAGGTTTGGCAGGTACCGTCGGTTTGGCATATGCACTACCTAACGCCGGGGGCTCATCGTGAGAAGCCCCACCTGGAGCATAACCTGCTGATCGTGAAGTATCTTATGACCGGACGAAAAGAAAATGGATTGAAGTTGACGCCCGCGATCGAGGCCGAACGACAGAAGATCTGTCGTGGACCGTTTGCCGGCGACCTGTCAAGGTTGCGCGCGCACCTGCGCCTGAAGGGAGCTCCCTATGCCTGATCCGTCTTTGATGGAGCTTCACGGAGCCCAAGTCTCAGACAAGTTCCGCCCGCTGGCCACGGTCAAGTTTATCGGGGGTCTGCAGACACAGCGCTCCCCGTTTGCCTCGATCGACACGCGCTACAACTCGCGCTTTTTGGGTGGTAAGCCTGATGCGCTGATTGACGGCAGCAACGTGGAGATCTCCAACTCGCTAACGCTGCAGCGTCGTTTTGGACTGTCGTCGTTTGGATCAACCTCGATTCCGGCCCCGCTGGCCTTTTATGAGTACAAGCAAGCGTCTCCCCCGAGTCTCCAGACCATTGTCGACACCGCGACCGCGGTCTATATCTACCAGCCCACAGGCTCGGCCATCCTATTTTACAAGAGTCCCGGCGCTGGGCAAACCAACTTTTGGACGGTGGGCAACACGCTGTACATGACCGATGGCATCGATCAATTCAAGTATACGGGTCCAAATTTGCTTGGGCAGTCCAATACCTTTACTGATGCTTCTTTCTGGTTCCTTAATACTAATCCGGCAGGTGTTGTCACCAACCAATTTGATCCAAATGGGGGCTCTAAAGCCACTCAGATAACGTGGTCAGCTATAGATCGAAATGTTTTTCAGGTGTTTACTCCCGCTTACACCCCGGCTGCGTCTAACACTTTTACCGCTTCTATTTGGCTGCGCGCGAATAATGGCTCTCCCCAACAACTTTTGAAAATTATAGATAATGTATCGGGAGCCGTTATCGCTTCGGCAACGGTTGCCTTAACCCAAACTTGGACACGTTACTCCATCACCGGGACGGCTTCTGCAGCGGTCGTACAACTTTGCTTTATACTACAGCAATCTTCTGGGCTAAATCCCATTCAGATCTACGGCGCGCAGCTGGAGCTCGGAACGATCGCCACCCCAACCCAGATAACGGGACCGCAGCCGCAAGGTGTTTCCCTCTGGGGAATCGTGGCCCCCACGGTGGCCCCGTCTGTTTCGGCCACCGCGCTTAGCGCCTATTGGCAGGCGACGCATGCCTACAACGTGGGCGACTCGATCACGGACGCGAATGGAAACCTCGAGACGGTTACCGTCGCCGGCACCTCTGGCGGAACCGTTCCGACGTGGCCGTTGCTGCCCAACACGACGACGACCGACGGCGGGGTAACCTGGGTGCAAGGAGGCCCCAATGGGCTCTCTCCCAAGACGGGCTATAAGTGGCTCTTTGCCTATCTCAACCAGACCACCGGACAACCGTCCAACGTTTCATCGTTCAGCGTGTCCACCTCGACCTTTTCTAATAACCTAGGGATTGCCTACACGATCGCGGGTCCCGGTTCCCTCGATCCGCAGGTCAATCAGATTGCGGTGTATCGCAATGCCGACGGTGGCGCGTTCTGGTTCCAGGTGTCCACCTTCGCCAACCCGGCAAATGGTGGCTTATGGACCTTTGTGGATACGGTGCAGGACACCAACCTGAGCACGATCTATGCGCCCATTGGACTTCTGAACAGTCCGCCGCCCGCGGGTGCGATCAACCCGGTGTGGCATCAGTCGCGGATGTGGATAAGCGTCGGCAACAATCTTTATTTTTCCGCGGGTCCGGATAACGCGTCATTGCTAAACATCGTGCAAAATGGTGTGATCGCCGAGTCATTCGCGCTGGCGAACGTGATTCCGCTCGACCAACAGATCATTCGCTCGTGGTCGATCACGGCGGGCCTGATGGTTTGGACCGTGGGTGACTTGTGGCTGATCACGGGCAGCGACCTCGCGTCGTTCAACCCGGTTAGGATCCTGCCTGGTCATGGGATACGAAGTTACAACTCGATCGACTCGGACGGTTCAACCACCTGGATGCACACGTCCGATAAGCAATTTTTGACGCTGAACGCCAGCGCGGGCTCGGTGGAGACGGGCTTTACGATCGGCGACAAGATCACCGCCAACTTTGATCCATCAAAATCATACGTGGCCCGGCACGTGGGTGGCTCGATTGACAATGCGATATTTCTTGCCGATGGTTCCACCGGCTGGTTTAGGGTTAATCCCAATCAGGTGGGAGCGAGCGTAAGCGGTGAGCCCCAAGCGGTGTGGTCGCCGTTTGCCACGATCACCAACGGCGCGCAAGCTGTTGCCTCGGTCGAGACCAGCCCGGGGGTCCATCAGCTGTTGGTGGGGGCTCCGAATAACAGCACGGGGACCCTAACCCTCGGGCAGCTGACCGGCACGGGGGCCAACTCGGGATCAGGAACGGCCTGGACCAACCCGAATAACGTTACGTTGGGCAATCCGGCCTCTCCGGCCACCGTGCAGCTCAACGTTCAGGGCTCTCCGGGAGGCAAAGATGTCTCGGGAGGAGCGACCGGCAGCAGCACGAGCCCATCAACGGGCAGCGTGACAACGACGGCGAACAATGAGCTCGATATAACGGTGGTCGCGGGCACGGGTCCGACGCTAGCGACGACGGTGACGGCGGGCGGTGGCTGGACGCTTGACAATCAATTTTCGGACATCTATCGTGAGGTCATCACCAATGTCGGGCACGGTGGAGACCCGATTGAAACTGACTATTACTTTGTCTTTGGCGCGGAGCACCAAAATCAGGCTGTCGCCGGCGCCGTTACGGGAACGGCGACGCTTTCGCGCTCGAACAGCTGGTCAGCGGCGATCGCGACCTTCAAATCGGGCAGCGGTGCGGCGCCCACCATCGTACAGCAAAAAAGCGCAGCGGATAGCTTTGGAAATGAAGGGGCCCAATTTAAGAGCATCGCGGTACAGCTAACATCCGCGGTCGCGCAAGGCAACTTTTTGGTCGTGGCGGTGGGGACCAGCGGGTTAGCATCAGCCCTGACGGTGACCGACTCGCTGGGAAACGTATTTACTGCCGTTCAGACCACGTCGAAGGTCGCCATCTTCTTGGCCCCGATCAGCAGCGTGGCAGGAACTGACACGGTCACTCTCACGTCGAGCTCGAACGTGGGCGCTCTTGCGATGAACATCTACGAGATCACCCTTCCACCGTCAGCGGGGACGCTCAGCTCCAAGTTTTTGCAAGCAACCAACTACGGTCTCAACGTTCCTAATAACAATATCTTGGGTGTGAAGGTCTTCGTGACGGGAAGCCAGTCGAGCAGTAACCCAGACGCGATGTTGACGTTAAGCTGGATCAGTCCCGTGGGTTTTTCTCCATCGTACACCTTTCAGCTTCCCACGTCCAGTGGCACGGTATCCTTTGGGAGTATCGCCAGCAATTGGGGGCAGACGCTTACGGCGACGCTGCTCAACAACTCGGCGTTCGGCTTTCAGCTGCAGGCCAGCGTGGCCACGAGCCCGAACGTAACCTTTAATGTCTCATCGGTTAAGGTGCAAGTGTTCTACCTCAACTCGCCGATCCAAACATTTCAAGTTCTTTTTCGTGATCCGACGGTATTTTCGGACAACGGGTCAAGCTTTACGTGGTCGGCGGTAATCGGCAGCTTGCCTCTTGCCTCTTCCGGCACGTTGGCCGAGGTGGAGTCAATCACGACCGAGACTCGCGCCGCAAGCGGCGTGCAGCCCGCTGTAAGCGTGCTGCTTGATGAGATTTCGGGCTCATTTGAAAGTTTGCCGAATAGCGTCAATGACCCTCCGCAGCTCGCGCCGAGCTCATCGGTCCTGTCCAACCGATTTTACCTGGCCCAGGGGCCCACGCCGCCGCTGTGCAAGCACCTGCAGATCAAGCTGTCAGGCGGCGCGACGGCGACGCGGGATGAGCTGCTCGGCCTGACGGTGCGCGGAGCTCTGGTACCGGAGCAAGGGTGATGCCTAGGATCGAGGAAGCCGTAAAAAGCAACCTACGCTATCGTTCGGACTATCCGGATGCTAAGGCAGTGATGGAGGGCTCATGGCGCACCTCTCGGGATCCGTTTGCGCTGGTCACCTCCCAACCGCCGGAGATGCTGCCGGTGCGGGGGGTATTTCCGCCGAACATCATCATCGGGACCGATTTCTATAACGGGGCCCGTCAGTTCAGGTACGGCTCGCGGTCAAGCGTTATGGTGCCGCCAAACTCGGTGAGCAAGTCAAACACGCCGCAGACGCTAGTCGGAAAAAAGTTAGTAGCGCCTATCATCGGTGGTGGGGCGCCGTTGAACCGGTATAACACGGTGACGGGGACCTTAAGTCCCGCGGCCGTGGGGGCCGGGGTAACCGCGACACAAACTTTCACGGTCGGCGGGATCTCGGCGGCGGACACACTGCTCGGATTTCAATGGGTTACGAAGCAGCTGGTGGGCGTGGTCGCCCTCGCGCTGCGGGTGGTCGGTGATAATCTTCTTGCGGTAGACTTTTTGAATCCAACCGCGGGGTCGTTGACGCCAACCGGCGGTACGGTTGAACTTTTCTTGGTCCAGTAAGGGAGAGGTCATGACGGGTGGTGAAAGTGCGATCGTTTCAGCAGCGGGCATCATCGTGGGGCTAACACTTCGTGAAATTCCAAGCATCATCGCGGAGAAGGTTTTATTGCGAAAGCACAAACAGACCGATGAGCAAAAGGCCAACGGCAACGGCAAGCGGCTTGAGATGCGTGGAGACATGAAAGAGGTCTTTGTCGACACGTTGAAGCAGGACATCTTACCGGTGCTAAATCGACAGACGGAGATTCTCGAGGCGATTGCCGAAACCAATGGCCAGATGAAGGATGGCATCTTGGTTCTCGTGGACCGGGGAAAGAGACGATGAGTCATCAGGTCTGGGTTCGACCCTTTCGTGATGAAGATAAAAAGGTCCACGCTGAGTGGCTGTACGCGGGGCGTGATAAGAACAGGTTTGACCCAGACATCTTCACCAAAAAGCAGGCAAAGGTTTATGTCGCGTTTGACGACACGGGCATTGTCGGTTTCATCCCGGTGGTGAATGGAAACATCGTTGAGAGCCTGGCCTTTAAGCCGGGATTATCGCCGATCACCGAGGCCGCGGCGCTGCGTGCCTGGCAGACGGTCATGATCTACGAGATGCACGTAAACAATATTCCTGATGCGTATTTTGTCACATTCGACGAGACGGTTTTAGAGTTTGCCCAGCGATATGGGTGGAAGGCCGTGGTGGTACCGATGATCAACCTGCACGTGTCAAATCTTGAGGGGAAGGAGGCGCCCGATGGGGGGACCATCAGCTGAATCAAAGGCCAATGAGGCTGCACAGACGGCCTTCTACAAGGAAACAACCGCGCAGCAGAAGACCACCTTCGGCGAGCAGCAGGATCTTTATAAGCGCGTCATCGCCATCACGGCG